TTCCACATATACAAGCAGGGTTCGATGTATTGACTACCTTGCCTGAGTGGTATCATCAGGTATTATTTTTAATTGTGTCTGCATCCTTTGGTGTCAAAGGTGTTGGCAGTGTAGTAGATAAACTCAAAAAAGGAAAGTAATCATGCGTGATCCGGGTCAAGTCCAACGTGACATGAAGAAAGAAGCTGAAGAACGTAAGAAAGATGAGGCGTTTATTAAGAAGAATAAACTTAACAAGCCTATGCCAAAGAAGAAAAAGAAACAACCTTCTGCATGTGGACAAGACTCTTGCACTCATCAGTACATTAGGGACTACAAGTAATGAGCAAGAAAACAGAAAAGAAAAAAGAGCCTAAGATTTCATGTACTCCAGACAAAACAACTGGTGTGATGAAGTGTAAGTACGAAGGTCCAGTGTATACATTACCGCCTGAAGAACCAAAGACTCCAACAGAAACAACTACCTTTTAAGGAAAGTATTATGCCATACGGTAAAAAACCAACAGCAAAGAAAATGTTTAAGACTTGTGCAGGATGTAAAACTAAAGCTAAGTGTAAAGCCGCAGGTAAGTGTTTGGGTAAGGCTAAGAAGTAATGGCTACGCCTACAAACAAGGCTCTGTACAATCGTGTGAAGGCTGAAGCTAAAAAGAAATACAAGGTCTGGCCTTCTGCGTATGCGTCAGGTTGGCTCACAAAGGAGTACAAGAAACGTGGCGGCAAGTACAAGTAAGAAGCCTAAAGGTGGTCTTACCAAGTGGTTCAAAGAAGACTGGCGAGATCTTAAGACTGGTAAGGAGTGTGGACGTAAGTCTGCCAAAGGTAAAAGCAAGAGACCATATCCTTCCTGTCGTCCTAAAGCTGTAGCACAGAAGATGACAGCGGCTGAGAAGAAGTCAAGCACAACACGTAAGACTGGCCCTGCTAAGATAAAACACAAGGTTACTGCATCAGGTAAGCGGAGAAAGTAATGCCAACAAAGAAAGATTCAAGACTTGAGAGAGCAGGTGTCAGTGGTTACAACAAACCAAAGCGTACACCTAATCATCCAAAGAAGTCACACGTTGTTGTCGCTAAACAAGGCGATCAAGTAAAGACTATTCGGTTTGGCGAGCAAGGTGCTAAGACTGCAGGCAAGCCTAAAGCGGGTGAGAGTGATCGCATGAAGAAGAAACGTGCATCATTTAAAGCTCGTCATGGACGCAACATCAGTAAAGGTAAAATGTCAGCGGCTTATTGGGCTGATAAAGTTAAGTGGTAGGGGTTGACAAAGTAGCAAAAGTGTGCTATAATATTAATCTCTTAAGTAGGAAACGCAAATGACGTATCTTGAATTAGTAAATAACATTCTTAAACGCTTGAGAGAACGTACTGTCTCTACAGTAAACGAGACTGCGTATTCTACTCTAGTCGGTGTTTTGATTAACGATGCCAAGGAAGAAATAGAAAACTCTTGGAACTGGTCAGCACTACGTACTACGTTGTCAGCTACAACGGTCTCAGGAACTTTTAACTACGAACTGAATGGTACTCAGAATCGTTTTAAAATCCTAGATGTTGTGAATGACACTGGTAACTTCTTTATGACGTATCGTACTGCAAGTGACTTTAACAATTGGTTCTTAAATCAAAGTCCTGCATACGGATCACCACGGTACTACAGCTTTAACGGTATCTCTGACGATGGGGATACATTGGTTGATCTATATCCTATTCCTAATGGTGCTTTCGACTTACGATTCAATGTTGTTATGCCTCAAGCAGAGTTAACTGCAGACAGTGATACATTACTAATCCCGTCTAAAGCAGTACAGATGCTTGCATATGCTAAGGCTGTTGAAGAACGTGGAGAAGACGGTGGTGCATCTTCAAATACTGCATACGCTACAGCGGCTCGTGTACTGAACGATGCAATTGCATTTGATTCAGCTAAGCACCCTGAAGAAATTATCTGGAGTTCTTGATGGCTACGCCGTTACAGTCAGCTAGTATTGCCGCACCGGGGTTCTTTGGACTCAACACACAAGAGTCTGGTATTACCCTTGAGTCTGGCTTTGCACTACAAGCAACGAACTGTGTCATTGATAAGTTTGGACGCTTAGGTGCTAGAAAGGGTTGGCAGTTCTTAGATGAAGACACTGGCGTTGACCTTCAAGGAATGCATCGGTTTATTAATATTGACGGTGCTGAGTACTTTGGTACATGGTCAGATGATAGTTTCTACCTGTATGTTAATGGTGCATTGAGTGAAGTTACATACGAAGGTGATCAGACAATTACTGACGGTAACTGGCAATCAATCACATTAAATGATGCGGCGTACTTATTTCAAGCAGGTTATGAGCCACTGTACTTTGATGAAGTTAATGGAACCATTGAAGACATTGGTGATCACCCAGATGCTTCAGGTACAGCACCACAAGGCAATGTCGCACTCTCTGCGTATGGACGTATCTGGGTTGCTAACACAGCCACAAACAAGACAACACTGTACTGGTCTGACCTATTGAATGGTCCTCGTTGGAACTCAGGTACAGCAGGCTCACTAGATATTTCAGGTATCCTTGTCTACGGTAACGATGAGATTATTGGACTAGGTGCTCACAACGGTTTCTTAATTGTCTTCTGCCGTCAGAACATTATTATCTTTGGTGACACTGACAACAACAATCAATACTTAGATCCAACTAATTTACAACTTGTAGAAGTTATCTCTGGTGTTGGGTGTATCGCAAGAGACAGTATTCAAAACACTGGTACGGATATCTTGTTCTTGTCTGAGTCAGGCTTACGTAGCCTTGGACGAGTGATACAAGAGAAGTCAACTCCAATGCGTGAGTTGTCAAAGAACATTCGTGACGATCTTGTACAGCTTATTGAGTCTGAGACACAATCAAAGATTAAGTCAGCATACTCAGAAGGTAATGCATTCTATTTGTTGTCGTTCCCTACCACACGTCAGGTGTATTGCTTTGACATGAGAACACCGTTAGAAGATGGCTCTGCTCGTGTGACTATCTGGAACAACATGGACTTTACGTCATGGACTGCGTGGGAAAATGAAGTATACATGACGCATGAGGATGGTCTTGCAATCTACAATGGGTATCAAGACAATGGCTCATCGTATCGTATGGTGTACTTTACCAACTACTTTGACCTTGGGGCCGCCTCACAGACAAAGATACTCAAGCGATTATCAATGACTGTGATTGGTGCAACAGGACAAGACTTTGTTGTTAAGTCTGGGTTTGACTACAGTGACCAGTATAACTCATATCCTCTGACGGTACGTACAGGTACAGTGTATGAGTATAATGTAGCTGAGTACAACATTGCAGAATACTCAGGTGGTACATTAGTAGACACAGTACGTGCGCCGGGATCAGGCAGTGGATCAGTATTACAATTAGGATTTGAAGCAGACCTTAACGGTGGTGCTTTGTCTATTCAAAAGATGGATGTCTATGTTAAACAAGGTAGGACAATCTAATGAGTTCATATACTAAATCAACAGACTTTGCCTCTAAGGATGCCTTGCTAACAGGTAACCCTCTGAAGGTTGTCAAGGGTACAGAGATTGACGATGAGTTCAATGCTATTCAAACAGCAGTCAACTCTAAGGCAGACACTAACTCTCCTGCACTCGCAGGTACACCTACGGCTCCTACGGCGTCAGCGGCTACAGATACAACACAGATCGCTACAACAGCATTTGTACAAGATCAGAAGGCTTCTCCTGCGTTTACAGGTACACCGACAGCACCTACTGCGGCAACCACTACAGACACCACGCAGATTGCAACCACTGCATTTGTACAGCAAGAGATTACAGCAAACGAATACACACCAGTGTATGCAACACAAAACACTAAAGGTTCTGTTCGTGCGTACATCTCTGGTGGTGACTTGTACATCTACACTCAGGATTAATCATGGCTATTGTATTCAACGGTGCAGTATTAGATTGGTATGAAGAAAGTATCATAATGAACGATACAACAATCAGTTCTAAACTTGCTCCGGGTGATGTGTACTACAATGATACTAAAGTCTTTGGATTAAGTGGGACATACAGCACGTCAGTAAACTCTGGTGGTCTTGCTCCTGACTCTAGTAACTTTGAAAACAACATTGTTCCTGTGCTTGTTGGCTTAATTGGTACTGTTTTTCATTCTGGTAGTTATACTCAAGGGCCGGGTCAAGATACAACATGGACTGGGTATTTGGCTGAAGGATACAAACTTGTTGCATCAGATACTGGTGACCATATTGGAACAGCATCACCGGGTACAAGCATAGCGTTCTATGAAGGTAAAACTGTTACAGGCATTAACACCTCACATAATGGTGGTACATCTTGGACAATCTACCGGGACGATGGCGTTTGATAAAAACACCAGTAGCTTGTCAACCGGACTACACGATTTATTATGAGTATTGGGAACAAAAAATCTGGACTCATGCAGATGTTTACAAATGGACACCTAGGGTTTCCAAAGAGTTTGCTCAAGTTCACGGAATGTTAAATATGATTGCAGGACAGCCTTTTTATTGTTTGGTTGATAATCCTAAACTAGCTAAATTTGTAACACAGTTAGGATATAAACTTTTAACCGATGTAACTTGCATCGACGATATACAACGGAGTATATATAAGTATGGGTAGCATAACTAACGCTTTATTTGGAAAAGGGGGTTCTGGGACTGCCGGGGAAGCGATCAATGTTGCCCGTGATTTTGCTCAGAAAGGCCAGTTTCGCCCTTATACAGTAACCACAAGCACAGGACGTACAGCGTATGATCCTGCTACAGGTGGTTATACCACAACACTCTCAAGCCCACTTCAGAGTCTTCTAACACAAGCGACTACAGGTGCAGGTAGTTTGTTTGGACAAGTCGCTGACTTTGACCCTAATGTCCGTGCCGCTGATATCTTCAGCGAGCAAGCGGCTCTACTACAGCCTGAGTTTGAGCGTCAAGCAACAGACTTACAATCACGTCTGTTCGGTTCTGGTCGTTTAGGTCTCAGGCTTGCAGGAGAGTCCCAAGGGTTAGGTACAGGGTCTGGTATGGTTCAACCTGATGCTCTTGGCTTAGGTCGTTCACAACAACAAGTCCTTGCTCAACTAGCACCTATGGCCCGTCAGCAAGCCTACGGTGAACAAGCGTCAATGATTGACATGGCAGGAAGTATGCTTGGTGCAGGTCTTCAGCTTGGTCAGGTTGAGAACAACCTTATGTCACTTGGGCTCTCTGCAGAGCAAGCTCGTGCGGCGGCGGCCTTGGGTGCAGGTAACCTTGCAGTGGCTCCATACACGACTAAGGCTAAACTGGAAGAAGATCGTCGTAGTGCTAATGCAGGATTCTTTGGTGCTCTTGCGGGTGCGGCAGGAACAGCGGCTAAAGCAGGTGCGTTTACTTCTTCTGATGTTAGATTAAAAGAAAACATTAATCATGTAGACACACTACCAAACGGTATTAAATTGTACACTTGGGACTGGAAAGAAGACCGTAACGCCCCTACATTCGGTGTACTTGCACAGGAAATACAGCAATTAATTCCCGAAGCTGTCGTTCAAGACTCAAGCGGTTATTTAATGGTTGACTACAGCCATCCTGAGTTAAAAGGAGTTCACTAATGGCTAAAGCAGATACAGTATACTCCTTGTTTGGAATGAAAACACCACAACAGGTTGCTCAGGATGAGCTTGCACGACAGCAACAATACCTAATGTCGCAACGTGATCCATATCAACAAGCAGGTGCAGGTTTAGGTATTTTACTTGCTAATCTTTTTGGTGGCCCTTCAGCAGAAGAACAGAAAGCACAACAGTTCCAAGAGTTAATCTCAGGAGCCCGTGGGGACGTAAGGACTGCTCAGGCTGAAGCACAAGCCGCTGAGCAAGCTCAAATGGATGCACAGCTAGGTGGCCTTGAGGGAGCCTTGTTGTCCGAAGCAACGGGCCGTGGTGCGCTTCCAGACGTACAAAAACCTGCACCTACTCGTGAAGAAGCGATGATGCAAGAGCTTGAGAACAGAGCACAGACCTTTGATGCAATGGCGGCTCGTTTAGAAGGCGTACCGGGCTTTGAAGCACAGGCGGAAGCGGCACGTAACAAAGCCACAGAGTCTCGCCTAGGTGTCTTTAGCTTACAAAAGACCCTTGCGGACATCAACAAAGCACAGCGTGGTGCGGCTCCTAAGTACCAAGAGATTAAAGAAGGTAATGAGATTGTCACCTATCAAGTATTCCCGGACGGTACACGGACTGAGGTTGCTCGTGCAGAACGTTATAAGCCTGAGGGTACTAAAGTAGACGTTACGATTGACAAACCAACACAAAAGTTCCTTGAGAAACTTGGTGGTGGTCTTTCAGACGCTTACGGGGAGTCACTTAAGGGCACTCGTACATCTCTTAAGTCTCTTGCGACAATTGATCGTATGGACAAACTGCTTAACACTGGACAGGTTATTACAGGTACTGGTGCTGAGTTTATCAAA